AATGCGGCAGACGCTCGGATGGTCAATCTGTTTCCAGAGATCGTCCCAGAGGCCGGTAAAGAGCCTGCATTCCTGAACCGCGCACCTGGCCTTAAACTGCTCAACACTATTGGCAACGGCCCGATCCGTGGCCTTTGGGCGTTCTCGTCTAGCGACAGCACAGCCTTTGTGGTGTCTGGCACTCAGCTTTACAAGATCAACACTTCGTATGTGGCCACGCTAATTGGCACAGTAATTGGCACTGGCCCCGTAAGCATGGCTGATAACGGTACGCAATTGTTTATTGCAGCTAATGGCCCCAGCTACATCTACAACAACACGACAAACGCCTTTGGCCAGATCACTGACCCAGACTTTCCAGGCGCTGTGACTGTGGCCTATTTAGATGGCTACTTTGTGTTTAACCAGCCCAACAGCCAGTTGCTGTGGATCACGCAACTGTTAGATGGCACATCTATTGACCCACTCGACTTTGCAAGCACTGAAGGCTCTCCTGACGGCTTGGTGGCTGTGGTGTCTAACTTCCGCGAAGTCTGGGCTTTTGGCACTAACTCAATTGAGGTTTGGTTTGATTCTGGTGCAACAGATTTTCCTTTGCAACGCATTCAAGGCGCGTTTAACGAATTGGGCTGTGCTGCCCCTTACTCTGTGGCCAAAATGGACAACGGCCTGTTCTGGCTTGGCCGTGACCGCCGTGGCCAAGGTATTGTTTACCGCGCCAATGGTTATGCTGGTGTGCGGATTTCTACCCACGCTGTTGAATGGCAAATCCAACAGTACGATGACTTGTCGGACGCCATAGCCTACACTTATCAGCAAGATGGCCACAGCTTTTATGTACTGGTTTTCCCTAGTGCTGATACCACTTGGGTTTATGATGCCGCGACTCAAGCCTGGCATGAGCGTGCAGGGTTTTCTGACGGCAACTTTACGCGCCACCGTGGCAATTGCCAGATGGCGTTTAACAACAAGATTGTTGTTGGCGACTTTGCAAACGGCAACATTTATGCGTTTGATTTAGACGACTTTAGCGACAACGGCGGCATCCAGAAGTGGTTGCGCTCATGGCGTGCATTACCAACTGGCACTAACACCCTCAAGCGCACAACTCAGCACATGATGCAACTTGATTGCGAGTCTGGCGTGGGTTTAAATGGGTTGGTTGTTAATGAAACAATTTATTTGCAGACCGAAGATGATAATTATTTAATTACTGAAAGCGGTGATTATTTAATTGCAGACCAAGAAGCTATCGCTACTCAAGGCGCTAACCCTCAAGTCATGCTCCGCTGGTCAGACGATGGCGGCCACACATGGTCAAACGAACATTGGGCGTCCATGGGCAAGATCGGTGAGTATTACAGACGTGTAATTTGGCGGCGTTTGGGCATGACTGTCAAACTGCGAGATCGTGTTTATGAGGCATCTGGCACTGATCCTGTAAAGATTGCCATCATGGGCGCAGAACTTATTCTGAGTCCAACGAATGCCTAGCCCTAACGCTACACCAACGCCAATCACGCCACCGCGAGTGCCGCTGATTGACCCACGCACGGGCTTAATTGACCGCGCTTGGTATTTGTTCTTTCTGTCGTTGAATAATATTGCCACGGCAGTTATTGATGACTCTGGCCTGACGTTTAGCGCTGAATCAGTAATTGCATCGTATGACGCTGCGCTTCGTTTGGTCAATCAGGAATTGCAGACTCTGCCACCAGTGGTTACCTTGCCTGTTCCTGACGTATTGAGCGATTGCTGTTCAGCCTTAGAGTCCCAAGTGGCCGAGATGCAAAAACAGATCGAGGCTTTGCAAGTGCAACCGATTGTTGACACTGCGGCTATCACTGCCGCCATTAGCGCCGCATCATCAGCGCCGGTTACCAAGACCGCTGACTTTACAGTAGCTGACAACGAGACTTGGCTAATCAACAACAAGTCAGGATCGACTTGTACGGTAACTTTGCCCACAGCAAGCGCATGGACGGGCCGAGAACTTACTTTTAAGAATTTGCAGGCTCAGACCTTGGTGTCTGCATCTAGCAATGTTGTGTTGATTGACGGCACAGTCGCTGGCACAGCAATCCTCTTGGCAGTTGTAGGAAATTGGGCGACAATGGTGTCTGACGGCACTAATTGGGTCATCATGCAACAAGCCGCTAACAATTGCCTCTTATTGGAGTAAACCATGACAGTCACCGTCAAAGTCCTCGTACCGGCTAAATTTGCCGAAAACGCCCAGACAACCCAGTACACAGCGACTGGCGTTACGGCCATCATCGACAAGTTCACCGCAACTAACATCAGCGCGTCTGCCGCCACGATCAGCGTGAACTTGGTGACGTCTGCTGGCTCTGCGGGTAACACCAACTTGATCACCAAGACCAAAACCTTGCAGGCGTCTGAGGTCTATACGTTCCCAGAACTGGTTGGCCAAGTGCTTGGCGTGGGCGACTTTATCAGTACAATTGCAGGCACAGCCAGCGCAATCAACATTCGCGTTTCTGGGCGTGAGGTGACCTAATGATTGTTCGCAAGGCTACTGAAGCTGATCTGCCTGAGTACATTAAGTTAGCGCAGGCGTTTCACGCTGCGTCACCGATGCACGGGTCAATTGGTTTTGATGTGCCTGGCTACTCACAGTTTTATTTGTCGTCACTACAAAACAACAGCGTTGGTATCTGGCTTGCAGAGATTGAAAAAGAAGTTGTCGGTATATGCGGCGCTCTTGTGTACCCTCTTTACTTCAATCCTTCGGCGCTTGTCGTACAAGAGCTATGGTGGTGGCTAACCCCAGCCTCCCGTGGTAGCGGCGCTGGCGGTCAGATGTTTAAGCAGATTGAACAATGGGCAAAAGATAAAGATGCGTCTGCATTATTTATGATTGCGTTAGAAGACAATCGGGCAAAAAAGATGGAAAATCTATACATCCGCGCTGGGTTTAGACCAATGGAGCGCACATTTATCAAAGAGGTCACGTCATGGCAATAGGAACCGCAGCAGCAATTCTTGGAAGCGCAGCGTTGGGTGCAGTAGCGTCAAGAAAAGCATCTAAGACACAAGCCAGTGCAGCACAGCAAGCCGCTGATATTCAAAAAAGTCAATTTGAACAAACACGCGAAGACCAAGCGCCTTACCGTCAAGCTGGTTATAACGCACTAGCGGAATTGCAACGCACGGCTGGCAACGTGCCTGGCGCATTTAAGTTTGGCGCAGGCGATTATCAGGCTGATCCAGGCTACGCATTCCGCTTAACCGAAGGTCAAAAAGCGCTTGACCGTCAAGCTGCTGCCCGTGGTGGTTTAATTTCTGGCGGGGCATTAAGAGCCGCGCAACGCTACGGTCAAGAGATGGGTTCACAAGAATTTGGCAACGCATATAACCGTGCTTTAACTGGCTACAACACTGATGTGGCGCGTGAGAACCAGTTGTATAACCGTCAAGCAGCGTTGGCTGGTATTGGTCAAACTGCTACTAATTTAGTCGGTCAAGCTGGTCAAAATTACGCCACCAATGTAGGCAACTTAATGACTGGCGCTGGTGCTGCTCAAGCAGCTGGTCAAGTTGGTATGGCCAATGCACTTACTGGCGGTTTGGGCACTTATCTAAACTATACCCAAAATAATGCGCTATTAGAAGCGCTAAGAAATCGTCGTTCTACTTATGGCGGCCCGACTGCTAATTTTGGTGGAAGTGGTAGCGGTACATTTGGTGAAGGAGATTATTAAACATGGCACTTGACCCAAACATCGCTCTTAGCGTTAGGCCACTTGAAGTCCCTAACCAGTTGGCGCAATACGCGCAGTTATCTCAAATTCAAAACGTTCAAAACCAAAACCGCATGGCTGACATGCAATTGCAGGAATACGAACGCGCGCGTGCAGAAGAAGAAGGCTTGCGTAACTATTTAACTAGAACTGATCTTACAAACCCAGAAAACCGCGCGGGTTTGTTAAAGTTTGGTAAAACTGGTCGGGAATATGTTAAAACTTTAACTGAGCAAGATACTGCCGCACTTACCGCAAAAAACGTACAGTCGCAAATAAACGAGCGTGATTTCGGACTTCAAAAAAAGAAACTTGATTTTGCGTGGGGTTCTGTTGGTTCTGCGCCAACACCTCAAGATGCCATTCAAAAAATTACCGAAGGTGTGCGAAACGGCGTTTTTGATATGAAGACTGCGACAGCAGATATTCAGAAACTTCAAAATATGACGCCTGAACAGTATCAACAATACAGAGTTCAAACAGTCATGGGCATTTTGGACGCCAAAGACAAACTTGGGTTTATGTTGCCAAAGACACGCGATCGAGACACTGGCGG